ATATACACTTATTATTAAATTGATTATGAGTTACAACTATGTTCATACTTGATAATATATATAAAAATAATACCTTTATTCTATTTATTTTTATATATAAATATTTAATACTTATTAAAGATTTCATAAAGATATATATAATATGAAATTTTTAGATAGTCATTTTGATGAATATATACAATCTATAAATAAAATATCACTACATCCAACAATAACAAAAAAATTACAATCATTTCCAAGTAATTTAAATAATTTAAGAAATGTTATTTTTTATGGACCAAGTGGTGTTGGTAAATATAGTCAAATATTAAATTGTATTAAAAAATATAGTGCTAGTGAATTAAAGTATGAAAAAAAATTGACTGTAACTTTTAATAAGAATAATTATTTCTTTAAAATAAGTGACATTCATTTTGAAATAGATATGTCACTTTTAGGTTGTAATTCAAAATTATTATGGAATGAAATTTACATTAATATTATAGATGTATTATCGGCAAGAGTGAATAAATCTGGTATTATTGTATGTAAGAATTTTCATAAAATTCATAGTGAGTTATTAGAGTGTTTTTATAGTTATATACAACGAAATAATACAGATGTAAATCTTGTATTTTTTTTAGTAACGGAGAATATTTCGTTTATACCAGATAATATTATTAATAACTTTCACACAATATCTATACCAAGACCTACCAAACTTAATTATAATAAAATTTTACCTAAAAAATTATCTTCCTTATCGAGTGTTAAAGATATTAGTAATATTAAAAATGAAATTACTAATACAAATTCTTTTAAAACGAATATCATAAAGTATGTAGATAGATTATATACGGTTATAGATAATCCCGAAACATTAAAATTTACTCAATTTCGTGATTTAATATATGATATTTTTATTTATGATATGGAGATTGGTTATGTTATATGGTTACTTCTTAGTAAAATCATATCGAATAACAAATTATCCCAAGATAATTTGACAAAAATATACCTAGATACTTTCTCATTTCTTCAATTTTATAATAATAATTATAGACCTATTTACCATTTAGAGAATTACTTATATAATTTAATAAATAAAATCCATGGACTTTAATACTGCATGTATTAACTTAAATCTAAGTTCACCTTTTTCTCAAGAACAATTAAAAAAACAATATAGAATTATGGCACTTAAAAATCATCCAGACAAACATCCAAATAAAATAGAATATTATACTGAAAAATTTAAAGAGATTGGTCAATCGTATGAATTTTTAAATAATTTCTTAGATTCAAATAATAGTTCATCAGAGATTAATGGTGACTATAACGAATTATTTGTTAATTTTCTCTCTACCTTTTTTACAAACAACTATTCGGATGTTCAAGATATATTAAAGACAATTATAAATGATTGTGAGAACCTATCTATAAAGTTGTTTGAAGATATGGATAAGGAAAAGGCTATGCAAATTTTTGAATTTATTAATAAATATCAACATATTTTATATATACCTAGCTCAACTGTTGAAAAAATTAAGAATATTATAAATGAAAAGATGGAAAATGATCATATTATCATATTAAACCCACAATTAGAAGATTTATTTCATGATAATGTTTATATTTTGGAATTTGAAGAAGAGAAATATTATGTTCCGTTATGGCATGACGAAGTTTATTATAAACATAAGAAAAATGATTTGGTAATAAAATGTATACCTGATTTACCAGAGAATATCTCTCTAGACAATGATAACAATATTGTTATTGAAGTTGACTATCATATAAATTTATTATTGAAAGAGGAGTATATACACTATCAATTAGGTAAAGAAGAGTATTCAATTCCAATTAAAGAATTGAAAATAGAAAGGCGACAAGTCTATGTGTTTAAAAAGAAGGGTATTTCCCTCATTAATAATAGCAATATTTATGACAATTCGAATAAATCCAATGTTATATTTGTTATTAACTTGAATTAATATTAATAAAATAGAATTTATTTATTAATATTTTCTCTCTACATAATTGTTTAGTGTCCTTTTTTATGTTTTAGAAAGATGTAAGAATTTTCCACTACTATCATATATATAAAATGCCTTGACCCTACATATGAAGAGAGAAATTATAGGTAATAAAAAGTGGTTTGCTTTTGATATATGTAGTAATTTACACTTTTCACTTTTTTTTCAGAGTACATCTGGATTTTTAAAATTACACACAATAATAATGCAGAGTTTTGAAATATGGAAAAAGGATTGAGAAAAGTAGTGAAAAAGTGGTTTAGAGCATTATGCTCTCATTACATATTTTTTTATTGTAAATTTGTTACGATACATTTTTTATATTTTTGAAGAATATTTAGGAACTTTTAATGTAACCATAATAAAAGGTTACAATGGGTGACATTAAAGTTCCAAAAAGTTCCAAAATTTATTATTGCGAAAAATGTGACTTTAGATGTAGCAGACAAAGTCAATATGATAGACATACATTGACACTGAAACATCAAAATGGTTACAAAATGGTTACAATTGGTGACAATAAAGTTCCAAAAAGTTCCATTTATGAATGTGAATGTGGGAATACCTACAAACATCGTCAAGGTTTGTCTAGACATAGAAAGAAGTGCTACATTGATGTAGTAGATACTATTGACCAAATAACAAATATACCAGACGATAATCAAGGGGATTTTAAAGAATTGATATTGTTGCTTTTAAAAGATAATAAAGAAATTCAAAAAAATTTTATGGATATGCTTCCACATATCAAGGGAAATGCTGAGAATAGTTATAATAATACAAATAGTCATAATACGAATAATTTTAATATTCAAATGTTTCTGAATGAACACTGTAAGAATGCTATGAATTTAACTGATTTTATAGATACATTACCATTAACTGCTGAAACTTATAATAACACATTAGAAAATGGTTTAACAAAAAGTATAACAACTATGATAACAAATGGTTTAAATAATATAGATATACTAGAACGACCTATTCATTGTACTGATCCAGCTAGAAAAACAATGTATATAAAAGACAATGATGTTTGGGAGAAAGATACTGAATTAAATTTATTACTGGAAAATATCGCATTACTGGCTACAAAGCATCGTATAAATATTAATAAATGGCAAGATGCGAATACAGGATGGGATAAAAATGAGAATCTCCAAACAAAAATGACTACATTAGTATTTAATTCAATGACATGTATAGAAGACGATGAAAAGGAAGTCAATAAAATAGTAAGAGCTATTGGTAAAAACACATATTTATCAACTGATATCAAGAATGAATTTAAATAAAATCTTTAAGTTATTGAACAATGGCTTACTAATATTTGAAGATGTAAAATGGGACAAAATCTCAAAATAAAAAAGAATCTGTTAGATACACAACAAGATTCTTTTTTTTCGCGTATATTTATATTAGTATTTTTGTTGGCTTACTATGCTTGTTGATTTATTTTACAGCGATTTTATGTCGGCACATCGGACAATTCACACACAAGTTAGGGGCAGAATGATGATTACCACGAGCTTGATAATCGTAGCGGCGATTCTTTTCGGTATGACTAGCCCAACACTTTTTACAAAAGGTATGTTTACACTCCGTCGTTACCTTATCTTCAACTTTTTTCCAGGATGAAACGGTGTACATCCATTTGTATGATGTTGTAGTACATTCCAAACAAATAGGACAGTCGTCGTCTTCCGTCGGTACAGGTTTGGTTTGATACAGGTCGCGCACTGGCTGAAACCCCTCCCACCTTCTATCAAGTTCTTTAATGAGTCGCGCTTTTGAAAGCGATAGGTCGATCGGACGGAATCTAAATTTGCGGTTGTAGTGTTGAGTGTTTTTCTCACTCCAGTCGTGAACCGCCCCCTCGTATGCTGCGTAATGATACGCAAGATATCGTAACTCATTGGCCGCAAGTATGTTGAATGATGGACACTCGTTGTCCATCAAAAAGCCCCAACCTTTGTCGAATGACTCACGCTTACCATTGAACTTGCTATTACAGTCATCCATCTTATGAGATAGACTGTTACAAAACACACATCTTACTGATGTTAATGATTGTTTCATTTTAATAATAGACTACTATAGTCATAAATGTATGATGCTGTAAACCGTTCCAACTACATAAAACTTCAATTTTTTTACATTTGGAAAGGTTAACATCATTATTTCCGAATATAAAAAAAAATTGAAGTTTTATTTAGTTGTAATTGTATAGAGAGCCTCTAACTTGGCTCAATAGTGGTTGTTGATAGTGCCGTTATATCCCTCGGTCAAGCAAACTAATTGTTAGTTGATACTATTATGTATCAGCGCGCAAACTATCAACTAATAAATATGTAAAGTTAGACACAGATAGCGTGAAAAGCACTTCCCTCGAAAGTGTAATTAAATGGAATGAATAAACAATTGTAAATGTATAAGTTCAGCTCATTATATGATGTTAGAAGTTGACGAAAAATGGGTCGGATGCAATCTTTAGTTGAATACCGACCCAATTATACATTACTATTTTACAAATACAAATATAGATATATTTGATAGTGCCGGTATAATTTAACACGCACGATACGCCTGTAACTATGATTTATCCGCGTGCAAGCTATCAAATATTCCCCTAATTTTGTAAAAAATTCCTGGACGAAACCACCAAAAATCGTCCCGTTCCATCTGTGTAATATGAAAATCAAATGAAGTCTGTTATATCAGTTAAACGCACATACCCTTAACTGGTCGTGTGCTGTAATTTGTTGGAATGGTGGAATAGGCCCCCACCATAAAAATGAATTTGACGAGATATTATCTGTAACTGGTCATATCTTTAAATTGGTGATTTTGTTGCTTTGGATGGAATTGGGTTGGATGTGATGCACGCGATTTGTTTGGATTGTACTACTCGTGATTAAATTAGGGTACGTGATACCTTAGTGTGATCCCATAGCTTGTCTATGGATTGTGCGAAATCAGTAGCTCTGAAAACAATCCCAGGGGACGCCCTGTTTTTTTTGTATAGAGACAAAATAGTAATTCATTACCATATATGGGCATAAAATTGAATGTGTTTTTTACATTCAAGTTAGAAATAGTGAGCTTCTAACTTGGCTTACTATAGTGGTAATTAAAATTATTATTGTAAAGTTAGACACAGATACATTATATCGAATAATATATCTGTGTAGTTAAAGACCCAACGTGACTCTGTTATTTACATGTTAAAAGCATAAGATCTTAACCGATAGTATGCCGATAAACTCAACACTCTGTGGAATTTTGATCTCTCCCGTTGCCCAGTTTGACATGTAAATATCTTTGCCCAAGTTTA